TAACGGACAAGTATAATAACATTCCGCAAACTCTAAAAACTTTGAATCAATGGATATGTTATGGGCTTGTTAATGATAATGAAAAAGGTAAAATCGATAAGATACCAAAAAATCCACACAATGGATATAATGCTAGCTGCAATAACAAAGAAAGCTGGAGCGACTATAACACAGCAGTAAATGCCGTAAAACGCTATGGATTTAACGGTATTGGATTTGAACTAGACAATGGCATAGTTGGCGTGGATTTGGATGATGCGCTTGATGAAAACGGTAAGCTTACAAAAGATGCCGATGATATTGTGGAGGCTCTAGACAGCTACACAGAAATAAGCCCAAGCGGTAAGGGATTACATATATTTTGTAAAGGGAAACTTCCACCTGGACGGCGAAGAAAAGGCAATATAGAGATGTATTCCTCGAACCGTTTCTTTACCGTTACCGGCAATATTTACGGTCAAAACAGAGAAATCGAAGAACGTTCATATCAATTAGGAATAGTCCATAAAGCTTATCTTTGTGATGAGGATCAGGAACCAGCTAAAAATATGGACAGTGATAAAAAAGCTAGTCAGGAACCACAAATTAAATCTTGGATAACGGACAGCGAAATCATAGAAAAAGCCTCAAATGCTAAAAACGGAGATTTATTTAAAAGTTTATGGAGTGGAAATTATGGAAATTATAAATCAAAAAGCGAAGCAGATCAAGCATTGTGTAATATTCTAGCTTTTTATTGCGGAAATGATTTTAATCGCATAGACAGCTTATTTCGCAGGTCAGGATTGTATCGTGAAAAATGGGACAGGGTTGATTATAAAAATAGAACCATAAATAAGGCTATATCGGGCTGCAGGAATACGTTTCACTGTCGTGAAAGACCTGATAATAAGATTTTAAATCAATATAATCAAAAAGTTACACCTTATTATATCAATAAAAAAACCTTAAAGAATACTGGTGAAATTAGATTTACTGTAAACTGTCCTCTGCTTTCAAAATATATAAGGGAAAACAATGATTATTTGTTTGTTATAGATGAAACAAATAGCGCTGTAATGCGATATTGGTATAAAGATGGGTATTATAGGTTATTTAATGATGACATGATAAAAGGCATAATCAAGGGACATATAACTTCATTTAATGAAGAAATTTTGAAAATGAATGATGTAAAAGAAGTATTTAACGACTTGATAACAGATTTAAAAACTATTTCACAAGATAATTTGAATACCGATGAAAACATCATAAATCTTCAAAATGGAATACTTAATTTGAAATCAACGCAGCTACTCCCCCATAGTCCAAAATATTACTCAACTATTCAAATACCATGTAACTAGATCCCAGATACAGAACCAACACCCGTATTTGATAACTTTATAAAGACGTTTACAAATAATGATAAAGAAATCGAAAAATTAATCATGCAGTTTATGGGTGTGTGCTTATCTAATATAAAAGGTTACAGAATGAAAAAGGCGTTATTTATGGTAAGTGCAGGAGATACCGGAAAGTCGCAGCTAAAGGCTTTAACGGAAAAATTATTAGGTAAAGAAAATCATACAGGTATTGAATTAAAAGAACTTGAAAGCAGATTTGGTACATCTAATATCTATAATAAACGCCTTGCAGGAAGCAGTGATATGAGTTTTGTAACTATAGAAGAATTAAAAACATTCAAAAAGTGTACAGGTGGCGACACCTTGTTTGCAAAGTTTAAGGGGAAAAATGGCTTTAATTTTGTTTACAATGGACTTTTGTGGTTCTATATGAATAAACGGCCTAAACTCGACGGTGACAATGGAAACTGGGTATACAATCGGATAATGCAGATAAAGTGTAATAATGTAATTCCACAAGAAAAACAAGATAAATTTCTCTTAGATAAAATGTACAAAGAGCGATCTGGTATCGTACATAAAACGATAAATGTATTAAAAGAGGTTATTTCAAATGGATATGAATTCACAATTCCAGAAAGTGTACAACAGTGCGACACGTTCCTAAGTGAAAAGCTTAGGCACTAAAACAAGAATGAAAGATCAGTTTTAGGAGAACTGCTAACCCGATGAGTGGAATGATGGATTAACAACCTGAAACGCTCACTCTAATACTCCGATTGGCAATGAAAATTGTCAAAAGCTCGGTGAAGACGGCAGAGAGTGACCGTAAATTGCGATAAAGCAAACGGGTCTAAAACGCTGAATGCACAGAAATGTGTATGCCTGTGAAGCAGGTGCCAGTGAGAAAAAGTAAGAATTGTTGTTATGAAATTCCTTATTTCGTTACAGGCGAAATCAAACTGGCAGGCTCAAAGTGTACTCCTAAAGATATATTAAAAGATAGGGTTATCGGAACGTGGTAAGCTGCAGAACGTACATTGTACGGTGATGACGAAGAATGATAAGCATCTTAATCTGCAGTGAAAGTAGTGGCATAGTACCGATGAAACAGTGATAACAAACTGTGGAGGGATAGCCACAAGTCAATATAAACAAAATTTAAAAGGTAAGTGAGCAAACGTAGCTTCGAGTAAGACAAAGAAAATCAAATCCGAGAGGAGATGATGCCTATGTTGGTTTCGAAGAAACTAAGACACCTCGAATATTACGATCTACAAAGAACTTTTGATGAACTATATGAGAAAAGTCAAAAAGGACATAAGTTTAGTAACCTTTTTGAAATAATTGCCAGTAACGAGAATATAAAATTGGCGTACAGGAACATCAAGAGAAATAAAGGAAGTAAAACAGCAGGTGTCGATGGATTAACAATAAAAAATGTAAAAAAACTTTCCGAAGAGAAATTTTTAGAGATAATTAAGAAAAAATTAGCATGGTACAGCCCAAAGGCTGTAAAACGTGTAGAAATCCCAAAGCCTGATGGAAGAAAAAGACCACTTGGAATCCCAACAATAATGGATAGAATTGTTCAGCAATGTATTTTACAAGTGTTAGAACCCATATGTGAAGCGAAATTTCACGAAAGAAGTAATGGTTTTAGACCAAATCGGTCGGCAGAGCATGCAATAGCCCAATGCTACAAAATGATTCAGCAGCAAAACTTACATTTCGCTGTAGATATAGATATAAAAGGATTTTTTGATAATGTTGACCACGCTAAACTCATAAAACAAATGTGGAACATGGGTATTTGCGATAAAAAGTTGCTTTGTATTGTAAAAGAAATGCTAAAGGCGCCGATTGTGCTACCGATCGGGGAAAAAATATACCCGACTAAGGGAACTCCGCAAGGCGGAATACTATCGCCACTTCTTTCAAATATTGTGCTTAATGAGCTTGATTGGTGGATTGCCTCTCAATGGGAGGATATACCAACTAGAACAAAGTACAAATGTTTCACCCACAAAAATGGGAGCCTCAACAAAAGTGCCATTTACGTACAGATTAGAAAAACCAACTTAAAGGAAATGTTCATTGTGCGATATGCTGATGATTTCAAAATCTTTTGCAGAAAACGCAGTGACGCAATAAAAATCTTTGAAGCAGTAAAAATGTGGCTTAAAGAAAGGCTAAACCTTGAGGTTAGTGAAGAAAAATCAAAAATAGTGAACCTCAAAAAGAACTATTCTGAATTTCTGGGATTCAAATTAAAAGCGATAAAAAAAGGCAAAAGGTATATTGTGAAATCACACATGACGGATTCCGCTGTAAAAAAGGCAGAGGAAAAGTTAATAGCAAGGATAAAAGAAATAAGAAAGTCTGGGGTAGCAGAGGAAAAAGAAGCCTTAGCTATAAATTATTACAACGCTACTGTGTGGGGAATTCATAATTACTATGGGATAGCAACGTGCATAAGCCTCGATTGCCAAAAAATTCGAAGGCGAATAAGGCTTGTCATGTACAACAGGCTCAGAAACAAAATAGTTAAAACAGGAAGTATATCCAACAAATATATCAATAATGTATATGGAAAGAGTGCGCAAGTTAGATACATAAATGACAAACCGCTGTGCCCAATTGGATATATAAGGACAAAACATCCAATGTTTAAAAAGACGGTGATAAATAAGTATACCGAAGATGGCAGAAAAGAGATTCACGAAACTTTAGGAGTAAATCTAAAAGTTCTCCACGAGTTAATGGATCAACATGTTATTTGTAAAAGTATCGAGTACATGGACACTAGAATGTCGATATATTGTGCACAGAAAGGCAAGTGTGCTGTGACAGGAAAAATATTAGAAATTGAGGAAATCAATTGTCATCATAAAGTACCTAAAAAACTTGGTGGAGACGATGACTATAGAAATCTAATAATCATACATAGCGACGTCCACAAACTCATACATGCAAAGACCACCGAAATCATTGAAAAATACTTTAACCGTCTGAATTTAACCAAAGAAATGCTAATGAAAATTAATAATCTAAGGAAACTAGCTCAACGAGAGGAAATTTAAAATTAGTCTAAAGTTTCTCGTAGAAACGTGTAAGCTTACTTAAACCCATGCTAAATTTTTATATTGATGGAACGCCGTGTGCGGTGAAAGTCGCATGCACGGTGTGGAGCGGGGGAAAATCTGGAGAGCACTCAAAGGATTACCTATCGCTATTAATAAGTGCACTACTAGAGGCAATACCAGAATATATAGAAGTTACAACAGGTATGGCAATACCACAACAAAACACAGGGCCTTTAATAAATACAGTGAGTAGATTATATTGCAGTTGTGGTATAACGCGGAACAATCAGAAAGTGAAAAACTACAAAGAACAATAGACAGTTTACTTAAAGCAATAACATTAAAGACAGGCAGAAGTTGAAACGCTGGTGAACAAGGACTATGCAAAAGTGTTTTATCACAGCAAGAAATGGAAAGATATTAATCGAGCATACATGATAAGCAAAAACTATATATGCGAACGCTGTGGAAGCTTAGCACGCATAGTCCATCACAAAAAATACATAACGCCAAATACTATCAACGACCCAGATATAACGCTTAATTGGAGCAATTTAGAAGCTTTATGTATGAACTGTCACACAAACGAGCATTTAAAAAGTGAAATATGCAGTAATGAGGTTAGATTTACAGATAATGGCGACTTAATAAAGTCTCCCCTGCATTAAGAATACATCAGCAGTTTAGGGCACCGAAAGCCGGAGGTTCGAAAACCTATGTATGGATTTTTATATTAAGGGACTAGAAAGCGAGGTAATTTTATGAGCAAACTAAAAGAAATTAGCACAGACTTAAAGCAATTTGAGGAAATATTGAAAATCATACCAGACGAACGCAAAACAATAGCGCAAAAGTTGATAACAGAAATATGTTTTATGACTAAAACGCTTGAAGATTTACGAAAAACCATTGAAGAAAACGGTACTGTAGATTTATTCGAGCAGGGAAACAAAAATTTATGAGAGAAAGCCCAGCCTTAAAGGCATACAACACGACAATCCAGCGGTACAGCTTACTTTATAAACAGCTTGAAAGCATGATATCTAAAGGTCTGCAGGAAAATTCTGAAAATGAATTATACAAATTTATAAATCAGGAATAAATATGAACTACATTTTAGAGTATTTAAAAGCAATCGAAGACGGCGAAATAATCACATCTAAGAGAGTATATAAAGTCTATAAAAAGCTTGCAGATGATCTTAAAAATCCCAACAGCAAATATATTTTCGATGAGAAAAAAGCTACTCGACCGATTGAGTTTATAGAGAAATTTTGCAAGCATTCAAAAGGTGAATGGGCTGGAAAACCAGTTAAATTAGAATTGTTCCAAAAGGCGTTTATTTCGGCGCTATTTGGCTTTGTGGATAAAAATACGAGTTTTAGAAAGTACAAAGAGACTTTATTTATGGTAGCTCGAAAAAATGGAAAAAGCACCATGTTAGCTGGCATTGCACTTTATATGCTAATTGCTGACAATGAGCCTGGAGCCGAAGTTTACAGCACAGCCACAAAGAAAGATCAGGCAAGGATTATATTTGATGAAACCCACAATATGATAAAGCAAAGCCCAGAGTTAAATAAGTTTATTAAAAAGAGAAAATCAGATTTGTATTTTCCCTTGACTATGAGTAAATTCCAGCCTCTTGGCAAAAACAGCGATACACTTGACGGCTTGAACTCGCATTTAGTAATTATGGATGAGCTTCACAGCGTAAAAGATAGGAATTGCTATGAAGTCATGAAACAGAGCCAAAGCGCAAGACGGCAACCGTTATTCATAATGATTACAACTGCTGGAACCGTCAGGGAATGCATATTTGATGATATGTATTCATATGCCTGCAAAATCGCCGACGGAACGTTCGTTGATGAGACATTTTTACCGATAATCTATGAACTTGACAGCAAAGATGAATGGACTGATCCTAAAGCATGGGAAAAAGCAAATCCAGGATTAAGCACGATTAAAAAGCTAACAGACTTATCCGAAAAAGTGGAAAGAGCGAAAAATAATCCCAAAGATTTAAGTGGAATACTTACAAAAGATTTTAATATTCGAGATACAGTAAGCACCGCATGGCTCTCTTTTGATGATATAAATAATGAAAAAACTTTTGATTTATCAGAGTTTAAAAACTGTTATGCCATAGGCGGAGCCGATTTAAGTATCACAACGGATTTAACTTGTGCAACACTTTTGATGATGAATAAGGAAACCGAAGAAAGGTTTATAACTCAAATGTATTGGCTGCCCAGAGACAATTTTGAAAAGCGAGTACAATTTGATAAAATTCCTTATGATAAATGGCTACAGCGTGGACTTTTAAGGCTGTGTAACGGAAATTCGATAAATTATGGAGATGTTACAGCGTGGTTTCTTGAAATGGTAAATAAATATGGAATTACTCCAGCGTGGATTTATTATGACAGTTACAGTGCGAAATATTGGGTGGAGGAAATGGAGAATAACGGATTTGTAATGGTGCGCTGCATACAAGGTGCGAAAACTTTAAGTCTGCCAATGCAGATGTTAGGAGCAGATTTAAAAGCTAAAAAGATAAATTATAACAACAATCCGATTTTGAAGTGGTGTTTAACCAATACAGGAATACAGACTGACAGAAATGGCAATATAGTGCCGATTAAAGCGCAAAGTGCAAAGCAAAGGATAGACGGAACAGCAAGTTTGCTTGATGCTTATGTCGGATTATATGAACACTTTAATGAATTTAAGAACGCTTTGTAAAGGCGCAATCCACAAGGACTATAATCTGATTTCGCCGTTTTCGTCCTTATATTCAACGAGCGAAAATTCTCGCCCGTTTAAAACTTTATGTTGTGCCTAAATAAAGTCTGACTTTTAAAAAATCACACGCGGTGAAAGTCTGTTCTAAAATAGGAATTTAAGGATGTGAGTAAATGAAAAAACTAAAAGACAAAAAAATAAGGATTGTCAAGTTACAACAATCCAAAGACGAAGATGGTTTTTCTATTAATGAGTGGATACCTATACATAACGGTACTTTGTGGGCATACTACAGGCAGCTGTCAGGAAAAGAATTTTACGCTTCAAAAGCAGTACAGCATTACGAGGAATGTCTATTTATAATAAATTATCGAGATGATATTACCACTGATATGGAAATAGAATACAGCGGCAAATATTATGATATTACCCGTATTGACGATTTCGAGGGATACAAGAGTGACATTTCTATTTATGCCAAACTTGCCCCCAAATAAAGGACACAAAAATTAGCTTGTGCCCTAATCATCATAATGCCCTTTACAGCCAATGATATAAATCTTATCTTCATATACTTTATAAATCAGCCTATGTTTTTCAGTTATGCGCCTACTCCAATACCCAGACAACTCATTCTTTAATGGTTCTGGTTTTCCTAGTCCTTCAAAAGGAGTACGGCTAATATTATCTATTAAATCGTTAATTTTTTTGAGTACCTTTTTATCCTCTTTTAACCATTCAGTATAATCTTCCCAAGCTGTATCGCCAAAAATTATATTTTTATTCATCTTCCAGCTGCCTCAGCTCTTCTATACTTTTAGCTACAGTGCCTTTTCCAGCTTCTAATTGTTTTTTAGAAGTCACTAGTCTATCATAGTCTTTTTTGTTACTCATAATATATAGATTTTCTTTCATGTTATTATACTCCTCAAGTGAAATCATAACGACATTTTTGTCATTTTTACGCGTAACTATCACAGTTTCGTAATCATCAGTTACCTTATCGCAGTAATCTTTGAAATTATCTCTCATATTCGAATAATTAACAGCTAACATAATCATTCCTCCTATTTTAATCAAGTACAATTTATTGTACAATATATTATATGTAATGTCAAGTTATTTATGTGAAAAATTTTTTTATTTTAGGAATTGACTTTAAGGGACCCGTATATTATAATTAATTCGGGACCCGCAAAGTGAGGTGATAATTTGTGTCCTAAAACTGGCAGACCCAAAATAAGTAACCCTAAAAGTGTTGAAGTTAAAGTTAGATTTACAGCAAAAACAAATAAAAAATTATTATGTTATGCTGAAAAAAATAGTATAACTAGAGCAGAAACAATTAGATTAGCGGTTGATTCATTTTTGGGTGAGCAATAAAAAACGGGAAAGCAGTGTTCCAAGCTAATGATAACTACTACTTCCCCTATTACACCCACAACTACCAAAAGATAATTGGAGCGTAAATATTATATCATGCGTTTTAAATTCTTTCAATGGTTTGTGGAGACAAATTTGAAAGGAAATATATATAAATGAACGAAAAAACTAATTTTAATGAGAGAAACGAGATTGAAGAGTTGGCATGTAGTATTTTAATAGATATTTTAGATATACCACATCGACCTAGGTATTTAAGCGAAAGTCATAAACAGAATTTAGAATATTGCGATAAATTCGAAAAAGAATTCATAAAAGGTCTAACATATGAACAGCGAAAGGATTATGATTCTTTGACATCAGCAAAAACTCTAACATCAACAACGGAATTCAACTATATGTTACTTTGTGGAATACAAATAAAAGTTGCACTAGATGAATTAATAAAAAATCCTCTTAAAATTCTTAGATTATATGACAGAATAGGAACACCAGCTTGTGAACTTTATAAATCAAGTAAACAGAAAATGGAGGAGCAAGACAATGAATAATTTTCAGCAGGATTTTATTGGCATGAGCAACATTTTTATTGATGATAGTATTGAAGAACTAAAAAATACAAACGATGAGTACAAAAACAAGCATAAAAAACAACGAGAAATTGAAAATCAATTAACTGAATTAAAAACAAGATTGTCTGAACACGACAAAAGAATCATTGAAAAATACGAACATAATATCTTCTATTTAAGAGCTATAGAACAAGGCTGGCTCTACTTGCAAGGTTACAGATATTGTGTAAAATTTTTCAAACTTTTTAGAGTGATATAAGGAGGATAAAATGGGAAGCTTTAAAGAAAACGTAGGAATGTTTTTTACTGAATTAATGCAAGATAGCATTAAAAATTTAAAAGAATGTGATGAAAACTATAAGGATATCAGATCAATCCATGCAAATGTTAGCAGACGTTTTTATGACTTATTTCAAAACTTTAGTACAAAGGGCAAAGAATTTACAGAAAGTTTTTTAGAAGATAAGTCTTTACTTGACTGCATAGAACAAGACTGGCTTTATTTGCAGGGATATAAAGATTGCATTAAACTATTAAAGCTTATCGAAGCAATTTAGAGTGGAGGAATGAGAATGGCACAAAAGGTAAAACGGAAAGGCAGAGGCAATGGAGAAGGAAATATCCGTCTCCGCAAAGATGGAAGGTGGGAAGCTCGCGTTGCGATTGGTCATCTGATGATGGTCGTCTAAAATCTAAAACGTTTTATAGAAAAACTAGAAAAGAAGCTTCTGATAAATTAAATAAATATCTCACAGAAATAGAGCAGGGTACTTATATTGAACCATGCAAAATAACAGTATCAGAATGGCTTGATGAATGGTACAATAATTATGTCATAAACAGTGTTAAAACATCAACACGTGTAAGCTATGAGATGATTATAAGACAACATTTAAAACCTAACCTTGGATTTTATAAATTGAAAGACTTAAAAAGCAGTACCATACAAGGTGTATATAACAAATTATTAAAAGATGGACGTGTAGACGGTAAAGGTGGTTTGTCACAAAAAACTATTCAAAATATACATCGTGTTTTTAGAAAAGCTTTACAATTAGCATACATAAATGATATGATAGCAAAAAATCCAGCAGGAGAAGGAAGAATAACCTTACCTAAACAACCTGTAAAGAAAAAAATAAGGGTTTTCAGTGTAGATGAGCAAAAAGCGATTGAAAAACTATGTGGCAACAATGATTTAGGTATGGCAATACTATTAGATCTATATACAGGCATGAGGCGCGGTGAACTATTCGCACTAACATGGAATGATATTGATTTTGAAAAACGAACTATTACTATTAATAAACAACTTAATAGATTAAAAAATTTTGATTCTAATATAAGCTCGAAAACGATATTACAAATACAACCATATACTAAAAATAGTCAGGAACGTATTATATCTGTATCTACAATTATGTTGGAAAAATTAAAGAATTATAAAATTCAACAAAGTAAAATAACTTGGGATGACCTATATAATGATAAAAAACTTGTTTTCTGCCGTGAAGATGGAACTTATTTAGACCCAAAAACCTTTGAAGATTTTTTCAAAAAGACTTTAAAACTAGCTGGAGTAGAAAATACAAATGTTCATGCACTTAGACATACTTCTGCTACACGTGCCTTAGAATCAAATATTCCTGTAAAAGTAGTAAGCAAAATATTAGGACATGCTAATATTCAAATTACACTTGATACTTATACTCATGTACTACCAGAACTTCAAGAAGAAGCAATGCAAATTATAGCAGATAAATTTTTAAACGTAAGTGCATAAAAATGTGAATTTAATTCTTAACTAAAATAAAAAGTTGACCCAAACCTAAATTATATTTAATTTATTTTATTTACAATTATTACCATTAAAATCCGAATAAATGGCTTAAACACTGACTTTGTTGTATTTAATTATATTGTATTTTATTTGAAATCCGTAACTCATAACCCGAAGGTCGTTGGTTCAAATCCAGCCTCCGCAACCAGTGTGGGTAGTTATAAGGGACTTGAGAGTTTCTTATAACTACTTTTAATAATTTAGGATTTGGCGGATCAGATTTTTTTACAAGCAATCTGCTTTTTTTGTGCATCCAAAAGATTTTTTGTAACTGTCTTTTTCTGGATGGCTGAATTTT